TCATGCAGTTGTTAAACTTAGTTCTATTCTGTAAAAAAGTAAACATACCTTTTAGTGTTTATGCATTTAGTTCTCACTATAGAAAATATTCTAGTGAGTTTGCAAATATTAATAATACTGATGCACAATCTAAAAACTTGAATGAGATGATTATTCACCCTTACAAGTTTTCACTTCTAGAGTTGATTACTAGTGATTGTAAAACTGCTCAATTCAACCAAGCATTTGAGTGTTTAGTTGCTTTAATGAATATCTACTCACACGATAAAAGATATGAAGGCGACTTTTGTTATTTTGATTTGCCTAGCAGTTATTACCTAGGGCAGACACCTTTGAATGATGCAATCGTATGTTCTAAGTATATGATACAAGATTTTCAATCTAAGCATAAAGTTCAAATTATGAATGCAGTATTCTTAACTGATGGTTCTAGTCATTGTCTAGAAGGTAAGTTCGCTATTGAGAACGGCACGATGACCGCTAAAGATGTTGGGTATACTAATGCAGTTATCAGAGATAAAAAGTCTAGAGTTGAGATATCTGATTTATCTAAAGGCAAATATTATAGAAGAGCAGATTTTACCAAGAAGTTGTACCTAGCAGTAAAACAAGTTACTGGTGCTAATATGATTGGTTTCTTTGTTGCCTCTAGAAGAGATTTAGAATATGCATATTGGGATGCTCAGAGTTGCCCTAATATGAAAAAAGCAAAAATCAGATATTCAGATGATTTCAAAAAGTATGTTAAGAAAAACAAATTTTTTGCTTCTACTGTTAGCGGTCTTGATACCTTGTTTGTAGTACAAGGGGGTAAAGATTTACATGTTGATAATAGTTCAATTCTAGATGAATTACAATCAGATGCTAAAAAAAGTCAGATCCAAAGTGCCTTCAAAAAAGCAAGTAAAGGCAAGTTGCAATCTAGAATTATGCTAAACAAGTTTATTGAGAATATCGCCGCCTAAAAAATGACGGAATATATAGGGAAAATGACGAAAAAAAAATTAAAAAAAACCGGAATAACCCTTGACAAACTCAATATAAAAATGTTAATATGAATTATATGATGAAAAAAGAAAACAATGTGAAAGGTGATATCTATATGATGTTAGATGATAAACAAAAATCCTTTGTTGACTTAGCAGTATCAGAATACGGTACTCAGTTAAAAAGGTCTGAACTGATTGCAGTACATAAAAAGCATAAAGTTCCGTTCCCATATTGGTTAGTTAATAGTGACCAATTTAAATTAGGCAAAGGTCTTTATCAGATGCCTGTTGAGGGTACTCCTCTTCAAGCGACTGGTCATGAAGTTGCCAACTCTCCTATAAATACTGTAGAAGAGGCACCTGCTATGAAGAAAAAAATATCAGTAGCAGATACTACTATCATGAATTTGATACCTAGCAAATATACTAACTATGTTCCTTTCGGGCAGTTTAGTGATGTTAAGAGTATCGTAAAATCTAAAATGTTCTATCCTGTCTTTATTACTGGTCTCTCTGGTAATGGTAAGACTATGATGGTTGAGCAAGTATGTGCCCAACTCAATAGAGAGTTTTTTAGAGTTAACATAACTATTGAAACCGATGAAGATGATTTACTCGGAGGTTACAGATTGCAAGATGGTGAGACCGTATGGTTTGATGGTCCCGTTGTTCAAGCAATGAAGAAAGGTGCCGTACTTCTTTTAGATGAAGTTGACTTAGCATCTAATAAGATTATGTGTATTCAACCTATCCTCGAAGGTAAGGGTGTTCTTCTTAAAAAGATAAATCAGTTTGTAGAACCAGCACCTGGTTTTCAGATTATCGCAACTGCTAATACAAAAGGTAAAGGTAGTGAAGATGGCAGATTTATCGGAACGAATGTTCTTAATGAAGCATTCCTTGAGAGATTTCCTATCACAATCGAACAAGAGTATCCTTCAGTTGCTATTGAGAAAAAAATTCTTACTAAAGAATTAGCATCTGCTGGGAAACCTGATGAAGATTTTGCCGACAAGTTAACCAAGTGGGCAGACATTATCAGAAAAACTTTTCTAGATGGAGGCATTGATGAAATCATTGCCACTAGAAGACTTGTTCATATCGCTAAGGCATATGCCATGTTTGGCAATAAAATGAAAGCGATTGAATTGTGCATTAACAGATTTGATGACGAAACAAAGTCATCATTTAAAGACCTTTACACAAAGGTCGATGCCGATGCCATTCAAACTGATCCTTCAGTTGATGGCGAAAGTGTAGTCAATCCTAAAGTAGAGATTGACAAAGCACCGTTTTAAGTTTATTATGAACTTGAATATAGCGAGGAGGACAACCTCCTCGTTCAACATTATAAAGGAGCATTATGATGCCAGCAAAAACAAAAAGTCAACTTAATAAGTTGCTTAATTTCTTTCAAAAAGGTGGAACTCTAACTGCCGCTCAGGCAGAGAAGAAGTTCGGTGTAAATCGAATGTCTGCTAGGGTTTACGATTTGAGAGACCAAGGTTACTGTATCTACGGTAATACTAAGAAGGGTAGCAATGTCGTTTCATATAGACTTGGTACTCCATCAAGAGAAATTATCAAAGCAGGTTTTAAAGCATTAAGAACTGCATAAGATAAAAGTATCACCTTTATCATCATAGGGAGGGTGCAATGCCCTCCCACTTTTTTAATATGAGGTTATTAATTTGAAAAAATTACAAGATAAAATTGAATATAAGTTTAGTGAAGATAAGATATTCGAAGATATAATGGAACATATTAATGGAACTTACGATGCCCATTATTCTAAAAACAAATTTCAATCTACCGAGTTCATTGTAGATTGCGGTCATGCTGAAGGTTTCTGTATAGGTAATATTATTAAGTATGCACAAAGGTTTGGCAAAAAAGAAGGAATGAACAAAAAAGACTTGTATAAGATAGTACATTATTGTATTATCTTACTATCAACTTTAGAAAACTAATGAGGACTATATTATGCAAATAAGCAAAAACACTTTTGAAGTTTTGAAAAACTTCTCAGAGATAAATGAGAACTTACTGATTAAACCTGGTAATGAACTCAAAACTATTTCTGTAATGAAAAATGTATTAGCGAAGGCGACTATAGAAGAAACTTTTGATAAAGAGTTTGCTATCTATGATTTAAACTCCTTCTTAAATGTATTATCACTATATGATAATCCTGAGATTACACTAAATGATGATTATCTTACTATATCAAAAGGTAACTCATCTACAAAATTCTGGTATGCTGATCCTAGTTTAGTAGTAGCACCTACTAAAGATATCAATATGCCTAGTAAAGATATTGAAGTAAACATTACACAAGGTAATTATACAGACCTATTGAAAGCATCTAATATCATGCAACTACCTGATATCGCACTAGTGAGTGAAGAAGGTAAAATCAAAATGGTTGCTACAGATAAAAAGAATAAAACTAGTAATGTTTATGAAGTAGAAGTAGGAACAACGACTTCTAAATTCAGTATGTATTTCAAAAGAGATAATTTGAGAATGATACCTGGCGATTATGACCTAGCGATATCACACAAAAATATATCTCATTGGTCTAACAAAAATAAATCTCTACAGTATTGGGTAGCATTAGAAACCGATAGTAAGTTTGAGGGTTAATAATGAATAAACTTAATGATGAATATTTGTGGGTTGAGAAATATCGACCTCAAACTGTAAGTGATTGTATCTTACCTAAACATCTAGAAGATACATTTTTAAACTTTGTAGAGAACGGCGAGATACCTAATTTGTTACTATGTGGTACTGCAGGTGTTGGTAAGACAACGATTGCAAAAGCACTATGTCAGCAAATGGGTTATGACTGGATAATCTTAAATGGTTCTAGTGAAGGTGACATTGATACCTTACGAACTAAGATAGTTAACTTTGCATCTACTGTATCCTTTTCAGGCAAAGGTAAAGTTGTTATCTATGATGAGGCAGATTACTTAACTGCAGTAACACAACCTGCACTAAGAAATTTTATTGAAGAGTTTAGTAAGAATTGTAGATTTATATTTACATGTAACTATAAGAATAAAATTATACCTGCTCTCCATTCTAGATGTTCAGTTATAGAGTTTTCTGTACCTAAGAATGAGAAACCTAAAATAGCAACTAGGTTCTTAAACAGATTAGAAGATATTTTTAAAGAAGAAAAAGTAAAGTATCAAGAACAATCTATTGCAGAGGTTGTTACTAAATTTTTTCCTGATTTTAGAAGAACATTAAACGAGTTACAAAAACTTTCTATCGGCGGCAGTATAGATGCTGAGGCAATCAAAGGTGCTGGTGATGTAAGTATTAAAGAGGTCATTGAATATTGTAAAGTTAAAGACTTCAAGAATATGAGAAAGTGGGTAGCAGATAATATCCATGTAAACGATGCGAATACTATTTTCAGAAAGATTTACGATACAATGTATGAATATCTTAAACCACAATCTGTACCTGTTGCAGTTTTAAAGATTGCAGACTATCAGTATAAGAATGTGCATGTAGCAGACCCAGAGGTCAATCTAACTGCCTTCTTTACTGAAATAATGGTCGATTGTGAGTTTATGTAATGCCTACACCTTATCTACACCACGAATTATTTGAACCTAATAAAGTTATCGAAGTTCAAGAGCATTCTAATAGTTTAGGAAAGTATCTTGTCATTGATAATTTTTATCAAAGACCTGATGATATAGAGTACATGTTAGAGACTTCTTGGTCTCAAATGTGGAAATATAAACCAGGTTCTAGAAATACAATAGACTATCATGATTGTAGATTAACAATACCATATAATTTGACTAGGCATCCTAATGAGTTTGATAGTCAAAAATTAATATGGAGTATGGTAGAACAAAAACTTAATTATACAATTAAACAAGCAGTACAAAACTATGATTTTAACTTGTTCAAATGGATTAATATACCTGAACACAATATACAATCATATCCTCACCAAGATGATAACGGCAGTCAAACAAAGTTTGCCTCTGTAATCTATCTTAACAAAGATGAAGATTGTAATGGTGGTACGGCATTTTATGAAGAAGATAAGTTAAATGAGTTTGTTACTTACAATGAAGATGACAATATACAGGTAGATATATCGCAACATTATACCCTTGTAGATGTCGTAAAAGCATCATTTAATAAATGTGTCATATACCCAGGTTGGTGGGTACATGGTGCGTATATTGAGGATCATAGTTTTTATGCAGAAAACAGATGGAGAAAAAACCAAGTTTATTTCTTCGATTTAGCAGGATTTTAATATGACACCATTTGATTATGTAAAAGCGATTAATTATACAAAAAGCAATTTAATCGTAGATGATTTAACAGAAAAAGAATATAACCCATTTATCGTTAATCGTGCCTTGAGTATGGGCATGGATACCGTTCTACAAGCGAATGAGATGAATAGAAGTCCTCATCTAGAAAAGCGGTTACAATTCGACTTTTTACTAAATAGTATTAGTAAGCGAAAGCGATTTGATAAATG